TGTCTCCTTGATTCTCAGTTATTCTCAGTCACATGAAGCCTCTGTTCGGGCGATAACTCCAGGGAAACTTGCGCCTTTTTAGCAGATTTTTCGACCCGCTTTTGCCGCCAACGCAGGAAACCGGCGGCGAGAATTTCAGCGGCCTCATCGAGCCGTTCCTCGGCGGTCATGAGGTTGGGATCCAGGGCGTTCATGCCGGACTCCTGGCATCCTTAGAGGGGGCGTCTTCAGGGAAAGAGACCAGTCCGATCTTGATCAGATGGTTTTTGAGGCAGTCCCCTATTTCCGCTACCAGGCTTGGCATCCGTTTGCCGCCCGGTTTGAAATATCCACCCTGTGGGTCAAAAATGGATTGAAGTTCTTCCACCAAGAAGGTGACATCCCCCTCCCGCCGGAAGACCGCCGAGATGACCCGGGTCAGGGCCACCACCCAGGAGAAGTTCTCCATGTTTTTACTGTTGATAAAAATCTCGAACGGTCGGCGACGTCCATCAATGAGGATGTCGTTGATGGTCACGTAGAAAGCGTGGGAATTGGGTGGCTTGATCTTATAGGTAGCCCCTTCCAACGATTCGGGCCGTTGGAGCAGAGGCCGGAATGGGATGGCCTGTTTTGGGTCGATCCTTTGGACATCTTCGGTCATAATTCACCTTTCCTCGTTTCCATCCAATCCAGACGCGGAAAGATTCCGCGTTTCATGTTGGTAACCGAAGATAATCGTGAAAACCGAAAAAATCCAACAATATCTTATGCTTATAGTATTACAGAGAAAACAAATGTGGCAGAGCGTAGATGTGCGGGAGTGGGAATTGGACGGTCCAGTTGTGGGATGGATTTTTGATCAGACGAGCGAGGAAAACGTATGTCGTGACCCGCCTATCTGAAAATTGGCGGTTGTGTTCTCCACCGCTTGGAAAATGTGGAGATGTTCAAGGAGCAGAATCGCCACCCTAACCAGTCGGGCGGCACATCCAACAAATCTATCAGCGGTGGTCCATCGGGGGATAAGCGGCTAACGCAGGGATGATGCGGAATAATAATCAGGAAGGGTAATAAAAATTATTCGTTATGCCATCGACTGTTTTACATTCTTCATGTTCGTCGAGAATAAACCAAGCGCGAAAAGATTTTCCTCCACCCTTGCTAACCTGTTTATAGCCGTGGTTCTCAAGCATGTTTTTGATTGATTGAAAAGAAAGATCCGGATGATCCGCAAAACACTTAAACTGAAAACCTATATTTTTGGCATGTCGCACAACAACAGATAACGTTTTCCTCCTGTCTGCATGCTCGAAATAAATTTCACGGTTCAATAACGGCCCGTGGTCAGAGACTTGGTCTTTGCCATCCCGAACATGCAATAAGCCAAATTTCACCCCGCATTCAAAAAAATCTTCCGACACACTCAGAAATATCGTCGCCTCTCCCAGGTCTGCATCAACAGGATTCACATCGCTGTTTGCCGACAAGATTAAATGATCAAAGTGTTTGTCTGAAATCTTTCTGTCACTGATGAAAGCACTTTCCGGTACACCAAAACATTTGGCAATGGCGGAAATTTTGTTGCGTGGGATCTCTCCTGCTTCATATCGGCGAATGGTTGCAACACTCCAAGTTTTCACGTGCTCCCTGAATGTTGGCATCTCAATCAGACGTTCCTGAGTGTACCCCAACAATTCCCTCGCACGTTTGAATCTTCTGCCCATCACTGGATTGGTTTTCATTCTCGCCATTGGTTCCTCCTGAAATTAGCGGTTAGTAAGCGGTCTTTTGAGCGGTTTGTGATCTGGTGACAAAAAACGACTGGGTGAATAATCGATACCCAGGGTTGCGCAATGGCTACACCCCGACCTGTTTCCGCCACTGGCCATCCGCCCCCAGCAACTTATAGACGGTGGACGAATGTTGAGGGTACGCAGCAATACGCGCAACCTCATTTGTTTTCCTTCTGTTTCGCTAAGTGTTTATTTTTATTGTAATTTTTTCGTTTTTCCCTTTATCGTTAAGCATCCGTGCTGCCATCGCGGGCTCACGTTACCCGAGGAGTAAAAAATGACTATCAAACATATCAATCAACATCAACTGTCCAATCGATGGGGTATTTCCCCGCGGACCTTGGAACGGTGGAGATGGATAGGCGAAGGCCCAGCCTATCTGAAAATTGGTGGTCGCGTGGTTTACCGGCTTGAAGATGTTGAGGCGTATGAGATCCGTAACCGCCATGACAATGAAATGGAGCCCAACGTCTCCATCAATCATGCCTAAAAGGCGTGCTGCAACGATGACGCAATTGTACCCCTTTCAACACGATGGCACACGGTTTTTGGCTGAGCGACAAGCGGCTTTGTTGGCCGATGAGCCCGGAACAGGCAAAACAGTTCAAGCAATCGCCGCCTGTGACGCTATCCGTGCCAATACCGTTTTAGTGATTTGTCCTGCATCAGCGCGGATTAACTGGAAACGGGAGTTTCAACGTTTTCAGTCCATCCGGCGGAAAGCATTGGTCATTGCCTCGGGTGCTGACGAACTGGATTTTGACGGGGTCACCATCTGCTCTTTTGATCTCGCCTCACGGGCAACGCTACACGCCAAACTGATGGCCAACCAGTACGACGCGCTCATTATCGATGAATCGCATTTTCTTAAAGGCCGAAAGACCCGACGAACCACCGCCATCCTCGGACCCAAGTGTACCCAAAAAGGCGGATTGGCGGAACGCGCCAGCCGTGTATTCGCCCTGAGCGGCACCCCCGCCCCAAATCACCCGGCAGAATTGTGGCCGATGGCGCGGGCACTGTTCCCGGAAGCGATCACCCGCAATGGACAGGTGATGGACTATTGGACGTTTCTGTATCGGTTCTGCTCTTGGCGGAAGACAGAGTTTGGCATCCAAGTTACGGGTGGAAAGAACATCCCGGAACTCCGCTCCCGTATTGCGCCGTTCATCTTGCGGCGGAAGAAGAAGGATGTCCTCAAGGATTTGCCCCCTATCCGGTTTGAGATCCTTCCCCTCTCCCCCTTGGGGATCTTGAAGGAGATGAGGATCTTGGAGGATGGCCCCGAAGGAGATGCCATCCGAGAGGTTCTGGAAAACGCCCATGGTGGTGACGGCTTGGCCGGGGTGTCCCTGCAGGTCGCCCAACTGCGCCGTGTCACCGGTTTGGCCAAGGTAAAACCAGTGGTTGCCCAGGTCCGGGACGAATTGGTCGGCGGCCTCAATAAAATCGTTATTTTTGCCCATCACAAAGATGTAATCCATGGTTTGCATGATGACTTACGGGATCATGGCGTTGTCGCCCTCCACGGCGGAACGTCTGCCACCAAGCGACAGTCTGCCATTGATGCCTTCCAGAACGATCCCGGTGTTCGTGTTTTTATCGGCCAACTTGCTGCAGCCGGGACTGCCATCACCCTCACCGCAGCCTCCAATGTCCTATTTGTCGAATCCTCCTGGGTACCGGCGGAGAACGCCCAAGCAGCCATGCGTTGCCACCGAATCGGACAGCGGGATGGCGTTCTGGTCCGATTCGCCACTTTGGCCGGAAGCCTGGACGAATGGATCACCGAAACGGTCAGGCGCAAAACCGCTGTTCTGACCGCACTTTTTGATTAACCACCTTTTGAGAAGGAGAAACACCCATGATTGAATTGCGCATTGCCGCCGACACCCCCGACCAGATGGCTTCCATGCTGTCCATACTCAGCCCCGGGGCAAAGATCCTGTGCCATGTTGAAGCGCAGGATATTGCCGAGGATGAGATTGCCACCAATGACCAGGGTGAAGAGAAGATCGCCGTGAAGGCGGAGGAGGACAGTTCTATCCAACCCGAGGAGACCACAAACAAGGTGGTTTTCTCAATCGATGACATTCGCGCTGCTCTGGCCAAAGTCAACGAGGCGCATGGTCTGCTGAAGGCCAAGGAGCTGATGGGACAGTTTGGTGTCTCCCGGGTCAGCGATCTTTCCAAGGAGCAATACGGTGCATTTCTGACTGCAGCCGGGGAGATGGCCGGATGAGTGAGCAAAAACACAGTCCCATTGGGGCTTCGTCTGCCCATCGCTGGATGGCCTGCCCGGGGAGCGTCCGGCTCTCCAAGGGGCTACCCAACAAAAGCTCCCCCTACGCTCGGGAAGGCATCGCCGCCCATCAGGTCGCTGAAGAGTGTTTGCTCAAAGGCACGCCTCCAGAAACTTTTCTAGAACGGACCATCAAGGTGGAAGGTTCGGAAAACAGGGTGGATGAAGAGATGGTGGAAGCGGTAGAGATTTACCGCAACGCCGTCAATGCTGATCACCAAGCCGGAGACGAGGTGGCCGTTGAGCAGCGGTTCGACCTTTCCCGCTTTTTCCCGGAACTCTTCGGTACCAACGATTGCTCCATCTACCGGCCCAGTACCGGCGAGCTTTTCGTGTATGACCTGAAGTACGGGCGCGGCGTACCGGTGACCGTGGAGCACAACCCCCAGCTTCTCTACTACGGCCTCGGGGCCGCCATCGCCAAACCGGGAAGAAGCCTAACCGCCGTAGAACTGGTGGTGGTGCAACCCCGTTGCCCCCATCCGGATGGGCCGGTCCGGCGCTGGCGCATTGATGCCGTGGACCTTTTGGAATGGGCTGCGGAACTGGTGACCGCTGCCGAAGCGACAGCCCGGACGGACGCTCTATTCCACGCTGGCTCTCATTGCAAGTTTTGTCCGGCCGCCGCCATCTGTCCATCCCTTCGGGAACATGTTCAGTCAACCACCAGGGCTGAGTTTAATGTTGATGATAGCGGTTCCGTCTCTGACCCAGAAACCCTATCCGGCGAGGAGTTGGCCCAGGTGCTCAAGGAGGCATCCGTTATTGAGGACTGGCTTCGCCGGGTGCGGGAGTTTGCTCATGGTGAAGCCGAATCCGGGCGTGTGCCTCCGGGCTTCAAGCTGGTAGCCAAACGGGCCAACCGAAAATGGCGAGACGTAACCGAAGCGGAACGGGTTCTGAAAAACATGCGACTGACCCGAGCTGAAAGCCATGAGGTCAAGTTTAAAACGCCAGCCAAGATCGAGACGGTTCTGAAATCGAAAAAAGTTCCGGCAACCAAGATGGATCGGTTCAAAGACTTGGTGATAAAGGAGTCTTCTGGCAGCACCCTGGTGGATGAATCGGATCCGCGACCACCCTTACGACCCCATGCACAGGAAGAGTTCCAGGCGGTGGAGGGATGAATCTCAACCCCAACACCATCAAGTATCCACCACACTTTTTATGAGGTAACAACCATGTCTGAAAATGTCATGACCCCCGAATTCCGTGTCAGTTTCCCCAGTCTGTTCAAGTCCAGCCGCTTTAATGAAGCGTCTGAGGCCAAGTTTAGCGTCACCATGCTGTTCCCCAAAGACGCCGATTTCACGCCCATGAAGAGAGAAGCTGAGCGGGCCGCCAAGGAGAAATGGGGCGATAAGATCCCCAAGGGCCTTAAAACTCCCTTCCGGGACCAGGGGGATTTCGACCACGAGGGCTATGAACCCGGTGCCATCTTCATCCGGGCCAGCAGTAAGCAGCGGCCCGGGGTGGTAGACAAGAACGTCCAGTCCATCGTCGACGAGAGCGAAGTTTATCCCGGTTGCTATGCCAGAGCTACGGTGCGCGCCTATGCCTTCGACGTTCCTGGTAACAAGGGGGTGGCCTTTGGTCTTCAGAATTTCCAGAAGCTCCGGGACGGTGATCCTATCAGCGGCCGCACCAAGCCAGAGGATGACTTTTCCCCGGTCTCCGATGGGGAGATGGCCGGAGAGTCTGCCGACAGCTTGTTCGAGTAATCATCGATATCAACAGCACAGCGAAACCGCTCCATGAAGGAGCGGTCGCCGAGGTGTGGCGGCCTTGGCCTGAAGAGCAGCCAGCATAGGAGAATTTTATTGAAGGGCAACGTTCATATTGACCTTGAAACGCATTCCATGGCGGACCTGAAAAAAGTTGGCGTCCACCGATATGCCAGGGATCCATCGACGAACGTCTGGTGCGCCGCCTACGCAGTGGATGATGGCGAGATCAAGCTCTGGGTTCCGGGTGATCCCTGCCCGGAGGAGATCATACAGGCCGTTGCCGATGGCTACGATCTCGTCGCCCACAACAGCCAATTTGAAAGAGTGCTTTGGCGGGAAATCCTGACTCCCAGCTACGGCTGGCCCGCTCCCATTTTGAAGTGTTGGCGTTGCACTATGGCTATGGCACTGGCCATGTCGTTGCCGGCGGGCTTAGGTGATGCGGCCGCTGCCGTAGGGTTGGATCACGACAAAGACATGAAAGGCTATCGCTTAATGTTGCAAATGTGCCGGCCCAGGCGGATTGAAAAAGATGGAACTGTGGTCTGGTGGGATGACGATGCCCGCAAACAGCGTCTTTTTGATTATTGCCGGACCGATGTAGAGGTGGAGCGGGCCCTGTTCAAACGGCTTCTTCCCCTGCGCCGCCAAGAACAGGCGCTATGGCGATTGGACCAGATTATCAACGACCGGGGGGTTCGCATCGACCGTTTCCTCGTGAAGGCGGCCCGTCATGTGGTGGACGCCACCGTGGAGGAACTCAACCAGGAAATGCGGGAAGTGACCGACGACGCGGTGGGTGCCTGCACCAATGTGGGCCAGTTGACCGCCTGGCTGCGTGATCAGGGCATTAAGACCAATACCGTGGCCAAGGCGGCGTTGCCGGAGTTGCTCTACGAGGCGGAGGTCTCCCTGGCCGGAAACGCATATCGGGCATTGGAACTGCGCCAGGAGGCGGCCCGCTCCTCCACAGCCAAGCTCAAGGCTATGCTGTCGGTGGCTGGAGATGACGAACGGGCCCGGGGACTATTTCAATACCACGCAGCTACCACCGGTCGATGGGGCGGTCGCCTACTTCAGCCGCAGAATCTGCCGAGGCCTGACCTGTCTCGGAAGGAGATCGAAGGGGCCATCGGCATTATCAGCCAGGGTGACGTTGTCTTCCTGGATATGATGTATGGCCCCCCCATGGGCGTGGTGGCGTCATGCCTACGGGGCATGATCGCGGCCGCGCCGGGATACGAACTCATGACCGCTGATTTCTCCGCCATTGAGGCGCGGGTGGTAGCGTGGCTGGCTGGTGAAAAAAAGGTTCTGGAGGTGTTCCGGGGAGACGGAAAAATCTACGAACACGCCGCCTCGGGCATCTACGGCGTTCCGGTCGATGCTGTGACGAAGGATCAACGGTTCATCGGGAAAATTTCAATTCTTGCTCTTGGTTATCAAGGGGGAGTTGGAGCCTTTCAGGCCATGGCCAAAGCCTATGGCGTTGAGATTGACAAGGAGAAGGCTGAGGAGATCAAAACCGCTTGGCGCAACGCCAATCCCAACATCGTCCGCTTTTGGCGGGTTCTGGAGAATGCTGCCATTGAGGCGGTATTGAAACCCGGAGCCATGGTTCCGATGGGACCGTACCTTTTCTTTCGCAAAGCTGGATCGTTTCTCTGGTGCCGCCTCCCTTCCGGCAGAACTCTCTGCTACCCGTACCCCAGGGTCATTGACAAGCCGGTTCCCTGGGGCGGAACCAAACCCGCAATCACGTTCAAGGGTGTGGACACCTACACCAAAAAATGGTTCGACCAGGACACCTACGGCGGAAAACTCGCCGAAAATGTGACCCAGGCCGTGGCCCGGGATCTCCTTGGCGATGCCATGGTCCGGTCCGAGAACGCTGGAATCCCCATCGTAATGCACATCCACGACGAATTGGTGGTCGAGGTCCCGGATGGAACCGGCGACCTGGAAGCGTTCGAAAAGCTCATGGCCGAGACGCCTTCCTGGGCGGGTGGGTTGCCCGTTCAGGCCGAGGGATGGATCGGAAAACGATACAGAAAGTGAGGTGAATAATGGACGGTTTTCAAAACAACGCTCTGATCACTATCGGAGAAATCCGAATGCCGGTGATCGAATATCGAAATCGTAGGGTGGTGACCTTCGCCATGATGGATCAGGTTCACCAGAGACCAGAAGGAACAGCCAGGAAGAGATTCCATGACCATCGTGACAAGCTTGTCGAGGGGGAGGACTATTTCCGACTGTCGTACCAGGAAGTTGCGTCGCTGTCCGAAATCCGGACAGCGGGCATTCAGCCGAATTCCCAAGGGATGGTGGTTCTCACCCAGTCTGGATATCTCATGCTGGTGAAGTCCTTCACGGACAACTTGGCCTGGGAGGTCCAGAGGCAACTGGTCCTGAACTATTTTACCCCTCAATCCAAGGCGCGCCAGTTGTTGTTCATGGCGCAGATGATGTTGGAACAGGAAGAGCGGGTGAGTCGGTTGGAACAGGCCAAAAATGATCAGCAGAAACGGATTGACGCCATCGCCCGTCGCCAGGACGACATGGACGGCGACACCGGCTACATGACTGCCCTGGGATTCTGTCGGCGGGTGGAGATCCCAGCCCCTCTGGAATTTGCGCAGCGACTTGGGATCAAGGCTTCCAACATGTGCAAGCGGCTGAAAATTCGCACAGGGAAGGTGCCGGATGAACGCTGGGGATCTGTGAAAAGCTATCCAGAATCAGTGCTCCAGGAATGTCTGACGGCAATGCGGAAGCCTGAAGAGGCGATCTGATGGCCGGAAGTTCCAAACCAAAGAGCAAGTTTGATTTTGCTCTGGCCATCGCCGCCATGGGGTTCCGGGTTTTCCCGTTGGAGACCAACGGCAAGCGTCCCGTCATTGACGCCTGGCTGAAAAAGGCTAGCGCCAATCCAGTATGTATACGCAATTGGTGGACCGATCCGGTGATGGGTTGGGAGCGTGACTGCAACATCGGTGTCACCGGCGGCGTCTTCCTGGATGTTGATCGCAAGAATGGCGTGGATGGTGGTGATTCTCTGGCAGATTTGACTGAACGTAATAATCCATTGCCATCCACTTTGCATGTCCTGACGCCAAGCGGTGGCGAGCATTTTTATTTCAAGGACGATCCATCCATTCACAATTCCGCTGGCAGGCTTGGCCCAGGCTTGGATATCCGTGGCGTCGGCGGTTATGTGGTTGGTCCCGGCTCTACCATTGATGGCAAAGAGTACAGGCAGGTTGAAGGGTATGACGCCGTGGCGGTTTGTCCAGAATGGCTGGCGGATCTGGCTCGCAAGGTACCACGGATGTACCCCAATCCAAAACGGCGCGTGGCTCCTGGAGTCACATTGGATTCAAACGATGCCACGACACGAGCGGTTCAATATCTTGACCAGGACGCGCCTCTCGCCATCGAAGGTGCTGGTGGCGATGATACCGCCTTCCGGGTAGCAGCCTGGGTAAAGGACTTCGGGATCTCCGAGGGGAGTTGCCTGGAATTGATGATGGACCACTGGAACGAAAGGTGTGCGCCACCATGGCCGCCTGATGAGTTGGAAACCAAAGTAGCCAATGCCTACCGCTACGGTGTGGAAGAGGTCGGGGCCGTTTCTCCTGAAGCGGATTTTGGTAAAGGAAAAAAAGCTCCTGCAGCCAAAAAGTCCAAATTGGCACCCAGGTTTTGGAGTATCCCACTTCCTGATGAGATCGCCTCACGAGAATGGGTGCTGGGGACCCTCCTGCTTAAAGGGTATCTCACCGTTCTGATTTCTCCTCCCGGCGGTAGCAAATCGACCATAGCTTTGCACGCGGCCTTGGCCGTCGTCACTGGTCGAAAAGAGATCATTGGAATGCCCGTCTCATCCCGTCAAAAAGTGTGGATTTACAACAATGAAGACGGAGAGAACGAGTGGAAACTCCGCCTTTCCGCAGCCGCTTTACATCACCGGATCAAAACGGAAGAGCTAATGATCAACAGCCAACCGGCTCTGGCCATCAACACGGGAGATGAACAACGTCTTCTCATCGCCAGAAGATCCCAGGATGGCTCACACATAGAGCCTTATCACCTGCACCCCCTCCTGGCATTCGTTCAGGAGCATCAGTTCGGCGTACTGATCGTGGACCCCTTTCTGGAAACCCATGAAGCCAAGGAGAACAGCAACGAAGAGATAAACCGGGTGGCCACCATGTTTCGGGCCATCGCTAAAAGGGCCAACTGCGCCGTGCTCCTCATCCACCACAGCAACAAACCGCCTGGAGCCAGTTCCGAAGGGCGCGCCGGAGACATGAATTCGGCTCGGGGCGCATCTTCCCTTCTGGGTGTTGCCAGGGTGGCGGTGACGCTGGAAGGTATGTCCGCTCAGGAGGCAAAGCGGTACGGCCTCCAGGAACGAGAACGAGGGCTATACGTCCGGATGGATGACGCCAAAGCGAATCTGGCACTCAAGAGCCATGAGCCACGCTGGTTTCGTAAGGTGTCGATACCCGTGCCGACACGGGATACCGCAACAACCTTGAAGTTCGAGAACGTAGGTGCCCTTGAGGTGGCGAACCTCAATCAACCAAGCGAGGAGAATCTGGAGGAAAAGTTTGTACAGGACGTGGCGGACGCACTGGACGGGAAATCCATAACCGTCCAGGCCTTGGCGACCAGATTGCGGGAGGAGTCCCCACTTTATTCGGACGAGAGCGATAAGGGGATTCGAAACCGGATCATGGAAATCTTTGTAAAACCGCAAAAGGTGAGCAAATGGATTATCCACTACCAACTCCGAGAAGATCGCTCATGGGGAAAACATTTTGTCGAGGTGAAGGAGGCCGACAATGCCTGAAATCGGTGACCGGAAAACCGTACACCGTAAAATTACGGTACGGTTCGGAGCTTGTACGGTTCTAAAAATCCGTCCAGAAACAACAAGATACAAAACCGTACAGGTTTTGGATTACGGTTTTTGTACGGTTCTCCAACACGTTGTTTTCAAAAGGAAAATGAGGACCGTAAAACTGTACCCTTTCAGGGTAACCCCGACCTTTACGGTTCGGTCGGTTTACCCCTGGTACTGGGCCGGTCCAAAAGCAAGGTTTCCGGACAGCGGGAAAAACGGTCATAAGAATCAAAAATTGTAACAAGGAGCGGACGACGGCGTTGTTCTTGGCGGAATCCCGCCGCCGTCCTGACCACATCAACCCTCAGGAGGAAAAACATGGCTGTTGGAATTTTGCCCCAAAACGGGGCGGATGGGAACGGGACGACACTCGCCCTGGATTTGGGATCGAAAACCGGCTGGGCATTGCGCCAATCTGATGGGGTTACCACCAGTGGCGTTGTGGAGTTCAGACCGGGCCGCTTTGAAGGCGGCGGCATGGCATTTCTGCGTTTCAAAGGCTGGTTGGATGAGGTTCTGGCTTTTGCCGGGCCGATTCGAGGAATCTGGTTTGAAGAAGTCAGATCCCACGCCGGGACCACGGCGGCCCATGTTTACGGTGGATTCTTGGCCCACCTCACCGCATGGTGTGAACAGCATGATATTCCCTACCAGGGCATTCCTGTTGGCACAATCAAAAAATACGCCACTGGCAAGGGCAACGCCAGCAAGCAGGCCGTGATCAACGCCATGAAGGCCAAAGGGCACCACCCTGCCGACGATAACGAGGCAGATGCCCTGGCCATTTTGCACTTGGTCATGGACCGGGAGGTAACGTCATGATCGATGGACCAAAACCTCCCCAGTCTTTCTTAGCCCGCATGCAAGGGCCGACCGTTGATGCCGAGGGGACCAAAGTCTTTGGCTGGAATCGGCATGGCATCCTGGTCGTTGCCGAGAATGATGACCGCCTCACCGGGGTAGAGCGGGCACTGGTTCAAAATTTGGGAGAAAAACTTTACGGGCGGGGTCGTCGCCGGGAGGTAGCCCATGGCTGAGAAAAAATGGACCCAGAAGATGGTGGCCATCCGCCTGGAGGAAGCTGTTGAAACTATGAAACGGCTGCCAAATGAACGGATGCAAGGATATCGCTCCAGTTGGCCGGAGACCCTGCCCAGTTGGGGAGATTATCGGGATAGCAAAACCAAGGTCCGCCTCGGGCCGCCATCACCGGACGCCATTGACCGCATGGACGAAACTTTAGCGTGGTTACGATGGTTGGAGCCAGCGGAAACCAAGCTGGCCTGGGCGGTTGCCAGTCGCATCAACAGAAAGGTCATCGGCAGTATGTTGGGGGTTCACCGCACCACCATCTGGCGGGAATGGTCGGCGATCATGCGGAAACTGGCCGCCATCATCAACATGCGGCAGGCAGCTTAAAAAATGGTTGCAACCATTTTGTTCTGCAACATCAGCGGCAGGATTTGCTATAATTCTCGTCAGAATTGGATTCGTGCGTCACATGGCATTTATACAACCCGTCCCAGGGAAACTTGGTGGCGGGTTTTTACGTTCTGGAGTTGAAAACAATGACCGACACCCCTTGGCCACATTTTTCCCGCAAAGAACTGGAATGTCACTGTGGTTGCGGGCAGATGGAGATTGACCCGGCATTCATGCAGAGCCTTGAGAGCCTCCGGACCGCTTTCGGAAAGCCTATGCGGATTACGTCCGGTTTCCGTTGCTCAACCTACAATGCTCAGATTTCCACCACCGGTTTTATCGGCCCTCATGTCACCGGCAAAGCGGTGGATGTGGGCATATCCGGCCAGGATGCCCACACGCTTCTGGCCTTCGCTATTCATCACAATTTTCAGGGCTTGGGCATCAGTCAAAGAGGCCCGCATAACAAACGCTTCCTCCACCTGGATCTCATCGAAAACAGCCCGGGTCGTCCCCGGCCACGAATTTGGAGCTACTGATGAACTCTGCCATGTCTTCCATAACCGCTGAACAGCATGTCCGCAATGTGGCCAACTTAATTGACATCAAGCGCATGCGTGACCAACTGGTTCGCCACGAGGGACTACGGCTCAAGCCATACCGCTGTTCTGCCGGAAAACTTACTATCGGCGTCGGTCGCAACATTGAGGACGTAGGAATCACGGAAGAAGAAGCCATGACCATGCTGTCCAACGACATCAGCCGGGTCATCGGGGAACTGGACCGCAGAATTCCGGCCTTTGCCAGCCTGAACGAGGTGCGTCGGCGCGTTTTGATCGACATGGGTTTCAACCTTGGGAGCAATCGGCTGATGAAGTTTCGCCGCATGCTGGCGGCTCTGGAGGCTGGTGACTATGCCCAGGCGGCAGTTGAAATGCTGGACTCCAGGTGGGCTCGCCAAGTCGGAAACCGGGCGATACGCCTCAAAAATAT